CGTGACGCTATGTGGGACGCTATGCAGTTTCAAAATGTTCTCAGCGTAAGCGGTGACTTTAGCACGTGGACGGGTGGATTTGGTTTAGCTAGGAGCGGGATAAGTATGTACACCTTTGCCCAAGAGTTCGTTATTTACAACGCGGATAAATCTGGACAACGTGCAGACATAGAGTCAAACATCAGCACCTTCTATTCAATTTCTTAAAGTGAGTTATAAAAACGCTGTACCGCCATTCTGCCTTTCTGCGATAGTGCATATCTTACACGGTAGTTAAACTTAGTCTCGTCACGGAAGAGGTGATCTTCCGCTGTCTGCGATGGTGTTAGTTTATCGAAATGTTTGTATATATATCCTATCTTCATTAGTGGATATATGATTCTATCCGACAGCCCCTGTTTGCTAATACCGTACTCCCGATGGGCCCAGTCTATAGTAAAGAACTCTAGGTCGTATATGAATAGAATAAAGTGGAGGTATGATTTAGTTATACTTGGGTTTTTCTCAAGAAACAAATCTGTTGCAGATCTAATATTCTTCAGGTAATTGTCCTTTACGTACTTCTTAGGCAGGAAGGATACGTCCCTGAACATTTTTGTTTTACTGACTGTAGATTTAGGCATCTATATTCTGTCGTATATTTGATTGAAACGAATTTACAACATGAGCCCAAAAGACACCCTCTTCTTTGCTGAAATGTACACCTTGGTGAAAAAAATGGAGGATACTATAGTTGAGTTCGATATGAAGGATAGAACTATTGCCTCTATAGTTGTTGGAGTAATTGACTATGAAGGTGTCGACTTAGAGAATGATCTTGCAGAGATGAGAACTATGTATAGCTTTAATCTTGAGAGTCGGGAAGAACTTGATGCGGTAAAGCAAATAATGGACGTTGCTTACAAGTCTGACGATGACGATCCTCTTGAAGGTCTTTTGGGAGACTTAGGAATATCACTTAATTAAAATGGAAGGACTTATTAGAAAAATTGTGGTCGGTAAAGACCCCAAGAATGCCATGGCTTATTATGTAGGAATGAGAGCTGGCTCTGGAGAGGTATCTGCTATCGTGGAAGATGAAAGACACTTATATAAATTTGGTAAGCAGAGATATCTGATCTATATTGAGAACGAAGAAGGTACTATGCTCTGGAAAGCAATAGACGAAATGTCTTGTGTACTTGAATTTGATTTAAATTTTTAATTAATGAGGACTTTTAATTTATTTGTCGTCGAGCTAGATAAGCTTGTTGACGACACGATCACGACGGATAGTGGTCTTGAACTTTACATAGATACAAGATTCAATGAGTTTGAAAACAGAATTACAGAAGGCCCTGTTGTGGCTGTACCGTTTAAGTACGATACTGGCGTCAAACCTGGTGACACTCTTTACTTCCATCATCTCGTGGTTATCAATGAAGGTCAGCCACTTACTGGTGATGATAATCATTACCTTGTCAGGTATGATGAAGATCACGCTATCAATAATCAAGCTATTGCTTTTAAAGATAGCGACACGGGTGATGTCCATCCTCTTGCGGGTTGGAGTCTTCTTGAGTCTATCGAAGAAGAGAAAATTCAAGAGTCGGAAGTTATCGAAATTATCAAGCTTGACGAGAAGCTACCAACAAGAGGTAGGGTCGCATTTACGTCTTCTGGGATTGAAGAGATGGGGTTAAAGGTTGGGGACGTAGTAGGATTTAAAGAAAACCGCGACTACAGGATTACTATCGATGGTAAAGAATATTACCGAACAAGGATAGAGGATCTTATGTACGCAGAAATTTAATTAATATGTACGAAATGAATAAAGAAGAGCTCTGGGGTATCCTGGAGCAGGAGAAATGTTTTCTTGCCGACGGCTTTGACGATGCTGTTATAGGTGTTAGTTATGGTCCAGATCAAGTGGCTATATACGATATAGGTAAAGTCGTAGAGATTTTATCTGAAGATATGACGCACGAAGAGGCTGTAGAGTTTTTTGAGTACAACATAGCTGGCACTTATCTAGGTCCTAAAACGCCTATGTTCGTTTTCACTAATGGCTAGTAAGTTCACTACGGTAAGTGCCGCGAAGAACCTTATGGAGAGCATGGAGATAGCAATCAATAATATGATTGAGGAAATAAAGAAGCCTGTCGATCCAGAAGCAGGAGGCTCAGCCCGTAAAGCAGAGCTCCAATCTATAAAGCAAACTGCTGTAGATTGTAAAGAGCTTTTGGTGGAGAGGCAGAGGTTAGAGCAAATGGTAAAAGAACTAAAGACCAATGGAGAAATCGAACAAGACAAAGACTACTCAGGGGGATTCGCAGAAAAATTCTCAAAGTAATCCTAGCGGACTTATATATTGGGATGATTATAATTTCGAAGGGCAAAACAATACTGCATCTAATGTAAAAGTTGAGTTCAATATTATCTGACTTATTGTTGTCAAGATGGCCTATAAGGACAAAAAAGATCAAGCACTAGCAGCTGCTAGACATTATCGCTCTAACAAGAAGAAGATAATTGAGAGGAGTTCTTTAAGGAACAAAAGACAACTTGCTATTAATAGGGAATTCGTTAATAGGGTTAAAAGGATATTTGGCTGTTTTGATTGTGGAAATAAAAATCCCGTAATACTAGAGTTTGATCATGTGACTGGAGTTAAGAGAGCTAATATTTCTGACATGGTCTCTAGTTATTATTGCTTGAAAACAATAAAAGAAGAGATTAGAAAATGCGAAATAAGATGTGCAAATTGCCATCGTAAAAAGACACACGAAAGAAGAACGCACCAGTAGCTCAGTTGGATAGAGCATCTGCCTTCTAAGCAGACGGTCACAGGTTCGAATCCTGTCTGGTGTACTAATTAAATTTAAAATTATGCCCGATCTTATTTGCAATAATTGTAAGACAGAGAGATTTGTTACAAACCTCAGTATGAAAATTAAGGATGGTAATGTTCACTACCCAGAAGGCCAGTGTGATTGTGGTGAGCAGATGAGTATTAAAAACCCTAAGGAAGGTGTACCTTCATTGGGCAGGATGAATCCACACGGACAGAGTTATTGATGTCTAATTTAATCGACATAGAAGGTTATGAATCTAAGGGGATTAAGATCGACCCTAACGGTACAGAGGGAGAAGCTATCGAAGTCCACGGGTTACTCGTGGTTCTACCAAAGAAACCGCGCAAATCGGAAATTCTCTTCCATGACCAACCAAAGAAGTTGCAGTTGTGGAAACGCATCCCTATGCCAGAAGAAATGCGCAGGGTACGCAGTATGGATGAGTGGTTCGAGAAGCCTGCCGAGTTTCGGTCAAAGTTTCGTTTATACATCGAGAAAGAGTTTCAGCGTAGGCGTGACGGTGTATGGTTTTACAATAATGGGATCCCTACGTATATTACAGGGAGACACTATATGTTTTTACAGTGGTCTAAAATTGATATCGGATACCCATCATACCTTGCTTTCCAAAGAGAAATCTTTCTTCACATGGCTGCTTGCGAAGCTGATCCCCGTTGTTTCGGTCAGCTATATACTAAGTGTCGTCGTTCTGGCTACACTAATATATGCTCTGCTGTACTTGTTGACGAGGCTAGTCAAGTTAAAGACAAGCTTCTGGGGATACAGTCAAAGACTGGTAAAGACGCTCAGGAAAATATTTTCATGAAGAAAGTAGTAGCTATATTTCGTAGCTACCCATTTTTCTTCAAACCAATACAGGATGGTACCACAAATCCTCGTATGGAGTTGGCTTTTCGTGAGCCATCTAAGCGCATAACAAAAAACAATAAAACATCCTATGCTGGTGATGCGTTAAACACGGTAATAAACTGGAAGAACACTACTAATAATGCATATGATGGAGAGAAGCTCCACATGATGTATTTGGATGAGGCGGGGAAGTGGGAGAAACCAACCGACATAAGAGAAGCCTGGAGGATCGAGCGAACTTGTTTAATTGTAGGAAGGAATATTGTAGGTAAGGCTATAGTCGGTAGCACGGTAAACCCCATGAACAAAGGGGGTAAGGAATACAGGGGGCTATGGAATGACTCAAACCCCAATGAAAGAAATAAAAACGGCAGGACTAGGTCTGGACTTTACAGGATATTTATTCCAGCTTATGAAGCTCTGGAGGGTTTTTTTGATGTTTACGGAAATTCAATTGTTACCGATCCTGACCAAAGCGTACACATAAACGGTATAGACGGGGATGTTATTTTATTAGGTAGTAAAACCTACTTAAAGAATGAAAGGAACTCTTTTAAGGATAACCCTTCTGAGTTGAATGAGGTCACCAGGCAGTTTCCTTTTACTGAGGATGAAGCATTTCGGGATAGTATAGAGGGGAGCCTTTTTAATATAGGTAAGATATATCAGCAGATAGAGCACAACGATGAGCTGTACCCCAACCCCGTAGTTGTAGGAAACTTTACATGGAGAGAAAAAGATAAGGAGGTTGTTTTTTCCCCTACCCCTAACGGACGATTCAGGGTTTCCTGGATGCCAGACCCAGCTGATCGAAATGTAATTAAAAACGAAAGAGGTAAAAAGGTCCCTCCTTTCCCAGACTATGGTTGCGGAGGAGTTGACTCTTATGATTTAGACGCTACTGTAGATAACAGGGGATCAAAGGGAGCCCTTCATATGTACAATAAATTCAGTATGAATAGGCCGTCTAATATGTTCGTTGTTGAGTATGCCTCTCGTCCAGACTTAGCAAGTATTTTTTATGAAGATGTCTTGATGTGCTCTTTTTATTATGGGTACCCTATACTAATAGAGAATAACAAGTATGGTATAGCTAGACACTTTGAGTCGAGGGGTTACGATGGTTACCTTTTGGGCAGGCCAGAACACCTTATGAGTAGGACAGCTCCTAACTCAACGGTAAAGACAAAGGGTATACCGTCTAACTCGCAGGATGTGATTCAATCACACGCTCAATCTATAGAGTCTTATATTCATGACTATGTCGGTGTGAATCACGAAACAGGGGAGGTTGGCAATATGTACTTTAATAAAACCCTAGAGGACTGGATTGGGTTTAAGATAGATAAAAGAACTAAGTTTGACTTAACTATTAGTTCTGGATTGGCTTTACTTGCTGCTCAGAAACCAAGGAAAAAACAAGAAGTTACTTTTACCGACAAGGTGTTTTTCAGGAAATATAAGGTCTAGCGGCGATTTCTTATATTTGCAAAATATCGAGTGTAGTGCCAGAAAAATATGAATTATACAAACAGCAATAGTAAGAGTTCTTTTCCTGATCCACTGGCTAGTACAGACGTAAAAAAAACGAAGGAGTATGGGGTTCAGTACGCTAAGGCTATTGAGTCTCAGTGGGGTAAATTGAGTAACTCCAGTTCTTTGTTTGGTAAGAGAAATATTGTTTTTGACAAAAGTCGCGATTACGCTAACGGAACTCAAAATACAGATATATACAAGAAGCTTCTTCGTTCACTGAACCCAACTGACGGTGATGGAAGTTTAATGAACTTGGATTATACCCCAGTTCCTGTATTGCCTAAGTTTGTTAGGGTTGTAGTTAATAAGATACTTTCTAGGTCTCCGTACCCTAACTTGGAGGCGATAGACCCTTTATCCTCTTCTGAGAAAAACAGAAAGAAAAGAAAGGTAGAGATACAGATACAGCAGAAAGAACAATTACTTAAACTCAAGGAGAGTACTGGTGTTGTTCTTGATATCGATCCAGATCAGCTTCCAGATTCGGAAGAGGAGTCAGAAATATTCTTAGGAACTAACGTAAAGACGGACGCTGAGATAGCTGCTCAGATTGGAACAAACTTAACGCTCTCTTGGAATAATTTTGTTGATGGTACTTTCAGACGTTGTGTGAACGATCTTGTTGCTTTAGGAATGGCCGTCGTTAAGAGATCTAATGACCCTAACGAAGGGATTAAGACAGAGTATGTAGATCCTTCTAAGTTTATCCATAGTTACACCGAGGACCCAAGTTTCGATGATTTAATTTATGCAGGTCATGTCAAGACAGTTTCTATACAGGAGCTTAAGCGTCTTGCGGGACACGAACTAAACGAAGATGACTTTAAGAAAATAGCAGAGTTATCTAAAGGGAGTTACGGTAACGATTCTAATTCTCTACATAAAAGTTCTTACAATAAGTCTTCCATGCGAACTGAGTATGGTTACGACAAGTATATGGTTGATGTATTGGACTTTGAGTTTATCTCAGTTGACTGTATATATTTCGAAGAGAAGGAAAATAGGTTTGGTAACACAAACTCTTTTATGAAGGGATTTGAGTATGAGGAGAAGCAGGGAAGTGTTTATGATAGAACTCCTCATAAGATGGAGGTTTCTACTGTTTACGGAGGTAGTTATATTATAGGTGCTGGCAAGATATTTAATTATGGGATGACCAAGAATGTCCCAAAGAATATCCATGACCTATCTAAGTGTAGACTTTCTTATTCTGCTACTGCGACTAATATCAACAACATGATGCCGAAGTCAATGGTTGATAGCTGTACGGGGTTTGCAGATATGCTTCAGTTGACACACCTTAAGATACAGCAAGCTATAGCTAAGGCAAAGCCAGATGGATTAATCATAGACATTGAGGGTTTAGAGAATGTTCAGCTGGGAAAGGGCGGAGAACTTCAGCCGCTTGATCTTCACGATATATACGAGCAGACGGGTGTTTTTTATTACAGAAGCAAGAACCCAGAGGGGGGCTTTCAGAACCCTCCAGTTCGGGAAATAGGAAACAGCATCAGAAACATCAACGAACTTATTGGTCTTTACAACCATTACCTCAGAATGGTAAGGGACGTAACTGGCATTAACGAGATGATGGATTCTTCTACACCCAAGGGAGATACGCTGGTTGGTGTTCAGCAGCAGGCAATTGCAGCTGGAAATAATGCTATATATGATATCACTGATTCCTCTATGGTGCTTTTCAAGAAGGTTTGTTCTGACATCGTTAAGTGTTTGCAGATCCTCCCTAAGGATTCGGTTATTTACTCAGCATATGCCAATGCAGTAGGTAGGGAGAATATGTCTATACTTTCTTCCTTTAATAATCTCCCTATGTACAACTTTGGTGTTCAGGTTGTTAAAGAGATGGAAGATAAAGACAGAGCCTACCTAGAGCAAAATATTCAGATATCTATTCAACAAAAAGAACTTGACATAGAGGACGCTATTGCTATACGTCAATTGAAGGATGTTAATCAGGCTGAAAGGCTTTTGGTGGTTAGGAGAAAGAAACGTATTGCACAGCGCCAGCAAATCGCTATGCAAAACTCTCAGCAGCAGGCTCAGATTCAGCAGGCTTCTGCTCAATCTACCTCTCAAGCTAAGATGCAAGAGATGCAGGCTCAGGCTCAAATAGACGCTCAGAAAATGCAATTAGAGGCCCAGCTAGATAGTCAACTGGAGCAGATGAAGCATCAGTTCAGGAAAGAAATAGAAATGATAAAAGCACAGGCCATCTTGGGTGTTAGGTCTGACGACCAAGACTTTAAAGAAAAGTTGGAGGTATTGAAGGAAAACAGGAAAGACGAGAGAGTTAAGAAGCAGGCCGTTGAGCAGAGCAAACTTATATCTCAGAGATCGGGAAAGAGAGGAGAGATACAAGAAGGGTTTTCTAATTTAGGTAATATTTCAAACTCATTATTAGAATAACATGGGACAAAAAGCCAATTTAGATATATCAGAAAAGCTTGATATAACGTGTAGAAGGGGTGATTCTTTTGAGCTGCTGTTGAATATAAAGGATAGCGCTTCGGTGGCTCTCCCTTTAGTTACTGACGGTTATACATTCTTATTTCAGATTAAGTCTGTAAGTAGAGTGAAAACCTCTAACCCTAAAGCTTCTCCTTCAAAGAGGACTCTTATCGCAGGATCTGCTTTGGGTGAATCCGATAGGGTTGCTTCGAGGGCTGATGGCTTAGTGGAAGAAGCAGAGACATCTATTTTCTCATTTGTGGATGCTGACGATTTAGGGAATGTTACTTTAAAGGCTAGTGCTCAGGGGACATCGAACCTTCCTGTTGGTAGATTTTTTTATGACTTGCAATATAAGGTTGGTGATAAAACAACGACTATATTAAGAGGTGGATTCTCGGTCAAAGAAGATATATCAACGGCGGTATAATGGCAAAAGTAACAGTAACTTTAGAGAAAGGTACTAAGGGGGATACTGGTGCTCAAGGAGATACTGGCGCTCAGGGTATACAGGGTATACAAGGTA